TTTTTTTTTTTTTTTTTTTTTTTTTTGTTTTTTTTGGTTTCTTTGGTTTCACCGTCTTTGATATTTTTCGCGCATTATGCATTTCTGGTATTTCCATTTTTACCCCTTTATTTAGTAATATAGTTTCCGGCCTATAATTTAAAAACCATTTTTCAAACTCTTTCTTATCTTTGCTTGATTTTAACTCTTGGTATTTTTTCGATTTGTGTGCGCGTATTTCTTCCACCGATTCTTGGTGTCCATAACAAGTAATACTGAATCTTTTTAACAGCCCTTTTTGTTGAAGCCTGTTTTTTTGTTGCACCTCAAAAAGAAATTTTGACATGCATAAAATTCTGTCCAAAAACTGATTGTAATAAGGTCTGTCTGCGTATAAAAATGCCAAATAAAAACTCAACATGGTGTCGATCGTAGCTATTTTTATTTTTTGTCCGTGTATATCTACTGTATTGTAACTGTGACAGGCAACCGGTTTGTAAATGAACGCAACGGTTTCTTTTCCCACGAGTATTTCATAGTGTTCCGGGACAATTTCTCCCGCCGGTTCTCTCTTTACAATTTTTACATTTGTAATATTTTCATCTTTCAAACGTTCCTTGATAATTTCAGCGGTGGTTTCCGGCTCATTGGACAATACGTCAAAATCGGCAATATCTTGCAACTGCTTTTGCAGGTGATGCGGCATATACTGCGAATAAAGAGAAATTGCGAAGCCGCCAAAAAAAACGACTCCTTGATTGATAAGAGTGTTTTTGACAGTTTCATAAATGACCTTTTGGTTCCCAGTGTCTTCCATTTTTCGTTGAAACTCAATTTTGTCGCAATGAGATGAAGTAAGTGGATAATGCTTGTTCAAGAGGGTCAAACGTTTCAATACTTTTTCCCATCGAGACGTGTCACCTACTGGGCGTGACAATTCTAAATACATAGACATTCTTAGAAAATTGGGCGGGGCGTACAAAATACCTGCTACGCGAACGGCTTCTCTCTTTAACACTCCATAAATCTCTTTTGGAAGTTGGGTAAGATCTGCCACCGGCATGTAATTCACAAACACTTTGTAAGTGCCATAATGCTGACCTGCTTTTGCCTCCACATCTGTAAATCCAACTTTGAAATATTCATCAGCTAGTTCTTTTGCGTCATTCAGTGCATCGGGAGTGAAAAAATCGTAATCTGGCACTTCTGCATCTTTGTTGTAAAACTGGTCTTCTAATGGCAAAATATTGTTGACCGCAGTCCCGCCATAGCATATTAATGATTTTTTTTTGATAAAGTTTTCTACTATTTTAATGATATTTTGCACATCGTCAGAATTGACAATGCGTTTTCCTATTTTTTCACCGGCTTCATCTACTGCCATACGTAAAATTGCCAATTCGCAATCGGCAAAAGTAAGCCCTTTGCATTCATTTTTTGATTTCATCTGTCTTCCTATAGTATAATAAGAATAAAATCCACCTTTTCCACCTTTAGAAAAGGTGGAGCCAAAGATTGCTTAAATTTGGCTCCACCTTTTCTAAAGGTGGAAAGGAGGGGTCATAGGGGAACCTTGGTTCCCTATTAAGGAGGGGTCATAGGGGAACCTTGGTTCCCTATTAAGGAGGGGTCATAGGGGAACCTTGGTTCCCCTAATAAGGACTTAAAAACACATTGCAATATACAATTATTATATTGCGATGTCTCATTTATTGGCAGACATAGATCCTTGCATTCGTGATTCCATTAACGAACTAAAAAGTAACTCTATGAAAACACGCATTATGCGTGAATTGGTCCTGTTGTTGGATGATGAATTTCTCCAAATTCTCAACCTTACTTACGATAATAAAGGGCATCCCATTGTTACGGTGGCAGATTGTAACACGGACAATATAGCTGTCTACGAGTTTCACCTGCCCAATACTTATCCTTTTTCCGCACCAAAAGTCGTGGTAAACAGTATGTTGTATAATGATTTTTTAAGGATACACAGTCCGACTTTTTTAACCCTGTTAAAAAAAATCACAAAAATGAACTGTTTGTGTTGCAATTCTTTTTTATGTGGCGAAAATTGGACTCCGGTTGCAAAGCTTGGTAAAATTATTGTCGAAATTCGCATGTTTCGCAAATGCAAACGAGACATTGTCAATAAATTTTATGCTGACAAAATAAAATCTAAATACCTCATTGAGGACGTGAATTTGGACGAGTGGTTATTCTAACTGCGGAGTGGTTATTTTAAAGCACTCTTTCTACATTTACAGCATTTTCCGTATACGACTTGTAAAACCTTGATTTTTCGTAAATCGTGTTGCAACCGTTGCACTGGCATTGTGTGTCGTTGATAATAAAAAATTTTCCTGCTATGTTTGGTAAACGACCGGAAGACATGCATGTCGGGCAATCGTAATTGACGTTTGTATTTCCTAGAAATTTTACTCTATTTGCTGAAACGTAAGCACCCATTCTGAATATATAAATATATATATTCAAATCTTTAAATTAATTTTTTTTGTTTTTTAATAATTAAAACTATAATAATCCGCAGACGTATTGCGCGTTCCATAAGAATATTCTGGATTTTGTGCGGTGGGTGACGGCACGGTCACCACATTGTATCGCAAATCGGCCGGTTTTAGAGCAAAGGCATAGCTTGCTTCGTCGAAAAAGGTCTTGTTTTCCTCTAAAAAATTGTCCACTTGTTGATATCGCATCGCAACCATTTGGCAACCTGCTGCTCTGCAAAAGATGCCACTCGGATTGCTTGGGTTGGCACCTTTGTCCGGGAGAACAATCGTCATTCCCGTCATGTTAAAGGCCGTAAGCTCGTTAATATCCGGACTATTTTTCACATTGTAATAGTCATAAGCTCTCATAAAAACGGAATTGCTTGTTACATTAATGTATTCCAATAAATCCTGATTTTCCATAAAAGAATTGTTAGATCGATCCACGATTAGAATGATTTTCCCCATGAAACTGGTCAAGGGTTGTGCTCCCAAATTTTGTCCATTGTTTTCATAGCTGTAGTTGGCGCCAAGCATCAAAGAATCGTATGATTTGAAAATATTGGCTAAACTAGAGTACATGGGCTGATTGTTGCTCATGAACCGCAAATGGATGATCAGTGGATCCGCCGGGTTCGGACATGTTCCATTGGAAAAAGCATAATCTTTTATGATGCTCATCACATCCGAAAAATTCACGGAATTATACGTTTCTTTTACATAGACATTGTCAATCGTGGAAGTCGAAACAACCGGCTGATTGTCTACCGAATAAATCTCAAAATCGAGACACCGAACACCCTGTTTAAGAACCGCTTTTAAGTTGCATACATCCACATAATCGTTTTTATAACTGCCGCCTGAACAGGCATTGTATGCGGTTTTTACATAATAATCGTACAAGTTGCCGCTGCAATCGGGATCATTTTTATTAATGGATTTGAGATTTCCATCTACGGAGGGATAAAGATTATTCATGTTGTTGCATTCGCTACTATCGAGATTTCTTAAGTGCAAAATATAAGAGATAATACAAACTATAATAATAATGGTGAAAGCAATGATTAGATAAGATATGAAATCTTCGTTTGCATTCTGTGAAATAGCCTTTATTTTGTTGAAATAGTTTGAAATTTCAGCCGACATTACTTTATCTAATATAATAATAATATAGTATTTTTTACAAAATGGTGGTTTTGCAAAATGTTTAGGAGATTTATCCTTAGAATTAAAAGTGGGGATAAATAACTTAAAAAGAATACGTTATTATAGTATAAATGCCCAAGTTGTGTGAATTTGAAAACTGCCGTAAACAAGCGAGTTATGGTGAATTTTTTAATCGACCAATTAGGTGTAGTGAACATAAAGAAAAATATAAAATTGCATACACGTTGTGTCAGTTTAATGAATGCAAATCTTTATCAAGTTATAATTATTGCGGTGAAAAGAAGATGAAATATTGCACTATTCACAAAGTAGATGGGATGATAAATTTAAAAAATAGAATATGTGAATATATGAATTGTAAAAAAATTCCTGTTTACAATTATGATAGTGAAAATAAAGGCAGGTTCTGTTGCACACACAAGTTGGATGGGATGATTAATATAGAATCTAAAACATGTGAATATCCTTTATGCAAAATAATTCCAGTTTACAATAGTGAAGGTGAAAAGAAAGGAAAATTTTGTTTGACACATAAATTAGAAGGAATGATTAACGTTGTTGATAAACCATGTCAGCATCCTAATTGTAAAAAACAATCAAATTTTAACTATGATGGTGAAAAAAGTGGAAAATTTTGTCTAGCTCATAAGTTAGAAGGAATGATAAATGTAAAATCTAAAAAATGCAATCACGCGAATTGTAAAATTCAATCTCGCTTTAATTATGAAGGAGAACAAAAAGGAATATTTTGTTTCACGCATAAATTAGACGGAATGATTAACGTTGTTGATAAAACATGTGAGCATCCTAATTGTAAAATTCATCCTAACTTTAATTATGAAGGCGAAAAAAAAGGTCTTTTTTGCTCATCGCATAAACTAGATGGAATGATAAATGTCATTGATAAACCTTGTGAACATTTTAATTGCAAAACTCAACCTCACTTTAATTATGAAGGAGAGTCTAAAAGAAGATTCTGTGTAAAACATAAATTAGATGGAATGATAAGTTTAACAAATAATTTTTGTCAATATCCAAATTGCAAAACTCTTCCAATTTATAATTATGATGGAGAAGCGACAGGGGTGTGGTGTTCAATGCATAAATTAGATGGAATGATTGACATTAAACACAAATTATGTAAGGCAAATTTATGTTTAGGAACAAGAGGAAATCCAAAATACAAAGGATATTGTGCGTCTTGCTTTCAACATTTATTTCCAACTGACCCATTGACATTTCAAATTCGCTGCAAAACGAAAGAAATTGCTGTAAGAGATTTCATAAATGCAAATTTTGATGAGTTTCACCATGATAAACCATTATGGACTGGTGGTTGTGATTGCATTCACAGAAGAAGAATTGACCATAGGAAATTGATTAATAACACTCTTTTATGTGTAGAAACAGATGAAAATCAGCATAAAGGTTATAATGGCAAGGATGAGGAAATTAGATATGATGATTTATTTATGTTGCATGGTGGCAAATTTATTTATATTCGTTTTAATCCAGACAAATTTAAGGATAAAAATGGTAAATCTATGAATCCAATGCTTTACACTCGGTTGCATAGGTTGAAAGAAGAAATAGAAAAGCAAATCAACAGAATAGAAAAGGAAGAAAATAATGAATTATTAGAAATAATCAAATTATATTATGATGAATAAAGAATTAAAAAGTTATATATTATATACTTACCATGCCGGGTGGATTGCTTAATTTAGTTGCATCTGGACAAACGAATGTAATTCTCAACTCGAATCCTTCAAAGACGTTTTGGAAAAAAACTTACGCAAAATACACCAATTTTGGTATGCAAAATTTCCGTGTAGATTACGAAGGCAGCACAGTGCTGAATTTAACAAGTGAATCCACTTTTACATTTAAGATTCCTCGTTACGCCGATATTTTAATGGACACTTACTTGTCGATCGATCTTCCCAACATTTGGTCGCCGATTTTTCCTCCTCAGACGACAACTGGTCTCAACGGTTCTACCGTCTATACCGATTGGGCGCCGTATGAATTCAAATGGATAGAGAACCTCGGCGCCAAAATTATCAGCCGTATTAGCATTACGTGCGGAAACCAAAAGCTGCAAGAATTTACGGGAAATTATTTGCTTTCGGCGGCTCAACGCGATTTCAATGCACAAAAATTGGGATTGTTTAATGAAATGATTGGCAATACACCGGATCTGGCAGATCCTGCCAATTATGGCACCCGCGTCAATTCTTACCCCAATGCGTTTTACACATCTAGCCCCGCAGGAGCACAACCATCGATCATGGGCAAAACCCTGTATATTCCCTTGAACGCTTGGTTCAACTTGAACACACAAATGTCATTTCCTTTAGTATCTTTGCAATACAACGAGCTGCACATTAGCATTTCTTTTCGACCTCTATTCGAATGGTTTCGCATTCGTGATGTGAAAGATTACTCCAATAATTTTCCCTATGTATCTCCGAACTTCAACCAATATTATATGCAAATGTATCGATTTTTGCAAACACCTCCAGACGAAGAACTGGGCGTCAATTCGTATGTGGATACAAGAACCAATTGGAATGCAAATATCAATTTGAATTGCACCTATTGTTTTCTCTCGAACGACGAATCCAAACTCTTTGCCAAGAACGAGCAAAAGTATTTGTTCAAGCAAGTGTATGAGAAAAAATTTTACAATGTCACGGGAGCAAATAAAGTGGATTTGGAATCTTTAGGAATGATTTCAAGTTGGATGTTTTATTTCCAACGAAGTGATGCGAATTTGCGAAATGAGTGGTCGAATTACACCAATTGGCCTTACAATTACATGCCTCTGGATGTAACACCGGCACCCGTCGAAGGCAATTACCCCAATCCGGCACCGAATCAGCCTTCCACATTGGGTCCTGGGTTGAATCCCGATGGCACTTATAATGGGTTGAACGTTACAGGAGTCTATAGTCCGCAAAATTTAAAGGAAATTTTGGTCGCCATGGGAATCTTGCTTGATGGACAATATAGAGAAAACACGCTACCATCCGGCGTGTTTAATTATGTGCAAAAATATACGCGAACCGCAGGGTTTGCCCCAAGCGGGCTTTATTGTTACAACTTTGCGTTGGAAACATCACCGTTTCAACAGCAACCTTCGGGTGCGATGAACATGAGTCGTTTTACCAATGTGCAGCTTGAATTTACGACGATTAGTCCGCCGTTTGATCCATTGGCACAGGTGCTCACCATTTGTGATCCCAATACGGGAGAATTGGTAGGAATCAACAAACCTACATGGAGAATCTATGATTACAATTTTGATTTGTACGTTATGGAAGAGAGAATCAACATGGTGGTGTTTATAGGTGGCAATGCGGGTTTATTATATGCAACGTAATCAATAAACAATAATCAATAAACAATAAACAATAAAAATATAAGCAAATAAAAAATTGAAATGATTTGTCTTCTTTTTACAAAAGATACATCATTACACAGGAAAAGGAAAGATGTTTGACATCGATACTGCTAGTACTACTGCTACTGCTGCTACTGCTACTACTGATACTACTACTGCTACTACTACTACTGCTACTACTATGGATTCTGTAATGCCACCAGCCCCTCCCAAAGTGGATATTGGGTCAGGCGATTTCAGCTATGTTGCGCAACATTCCGAAAGAGTCATGCTTCAAACCGCGTTTCAGGCCATTACCATTACCGAAAATTGGGGTTTTGTTAGAGAGAAAATAGACTCTTTTAGTACCAGTAGTGATAAGAGAGTAGCAACAATATACAACAAAATCGAGGAACTAGGTTACACTGGACACAGTGGCTGCAGTTTTGGCTGCACAATGCGAAACATGCAATGCATTGCAAAGCACGGTGGAGCCGCGTTCAAAAAAAGGTGGTTAAATAGCCAATAGTCTTTAAATTCAAAAGGTGAAATATAATATTTTAAAAAGGAACTTAAAGATCCAAGTTTTTCAAAAAAAACCTAAAAGTATTTTCCAAAATCGAAAATGGACATTTATAAATGTCCAAAATCGGTTACCTCCAATTTAATCCTGAAAAAACCTGAATTGTGACGATAAATGAAAATTAAGGTGTGGCCGCAAAAAAAATAATTTAAAAATTGTTACGACATTTTTTAAATATTTATTTAGAAAAGGATTTTAAGTTTTTTTCTATTTCCAATATATGGAAATTTTGGAAATAAAAAAAAACTTAAAAAACTTACCAAGATTTTACTGCGAAGTTTGTGACTTTAAATGCTATATGAAATGTGATTGGATCCGACATGTCTCAACCGTGAAACACATGGTCAGTGCGGATGGAAATCAAATGGAAATAAAAAAACTTAAAAAAACTTACACTTGTGAATGCAGCAAAAAATATGCGACGGCTTCCGGATTGTGGAAGCATAAAAAAATGTGTTTTTTCAATAAAAAGGAAGGATACAAAAAAGAAGAACCCAAAAAAGAAGAACCCAAAAAAGAAGAACCAGATTTAGAAGAAGAAGAAGAAGAAGAAGAACAATGTTTGAGTCAAAAGCAAAAGGTATATGATAAACAGATTATTATGATGTTGCTCAAAGACAACAACGAGTTAAAACAAATGATTATTGATCAATGTAGAGAGAACAAAGAGCTTACCAATGTGATGATGGAGCAACAAAACAAGGTCTTGGAATTATACAAAGACGGAACATGCAATATTAATTCTCACAACAAATCATTCAATCTTAATTTTTTTCTGAACGAAACATGCAAAAATGCAATGAATATTCAAGACTTTGTGAATTCAGTGAAAATTCAACTCTCTGATTTGGAAAAAGTAGGAGAAGTTGGGTATATTAGTGGCATTTCTCAGATCATTATTAAAAATTTGAAAGAATTGGATGTCACACAGCGTCCAGTTCATTGCACAGATAAGAAGAGAGAAGTATTGTATATCAAATGCGAAGATAAATGGGAAAAGGAAAACGAACAAAACGAAAAAATGCGAAAAGTAATTAAACAGGTCGCGTTTAGAAATACAAAATTATTGAAAATCTTTCGTGAAAAACATCCCGACTGCGGCAAAAGTGACTCCAAATACGCGGATCAGTATAACAAATTGATTGTAGAATCTATGGGCGGACGCGGAGACAACAATGCGGAAAAGGAGAATAAAATTATCAAAAATATTGTCAAAGAAATCTGTATTGAAAAGTAACTCTTAAACATATATCTTATTTTTCTTATTTTTGAAATGTTATATAAGCATTGGATGCCAGAGGCTCGTTGCTTACAAATAGTCCAGTTGTCGTATGTCTTTTAGGATAGTTTATTTCAAATTGCAAATTATGGTGTGGTTTGTAGCGTTTGTCAAATAACTCGCGCGATTTATGAAAGGGGGAAAGCCATGTGTTGATACCAAAGTTTGCTTGAGGTGGCGGACGAAGAGGATCGCCATTGACAAAAGCGGCTTGAGTTCCAATGTCTGTTGTCAGCGTAGAATATTGGGGAGTGACACCACCGGTTATTTTTCCCGCGTCATTTTGCCCAGGAGTGTTTCCTTTTACTTTGCTCAACGGAGGTTGATACGGTTCGCAGCCTGGACAATCTATGTCCGCTATGCACTGTTGTCCGGTGATCGAACATCTTGCTGTAGGGCCGCAAAAATTGCTGCAACTATAACTGGTAGTCAAAGGTAAATTTACGTTTTCTGGATTTATTGGTTGGTCAGAATGATCTCGTGATTCAAAACATTCGACCACATAATTATATTGAACTAGAAAATGAATCCATTTAAAAATAAAATAAACAAGGGCAATACAAATAAACGCTAAAATAAAATGAATATACTTTCCTTCAAATATTTTCATATAATAATGGCAAATATTATTTCTTTTGCACGGCGTTTGGCAAATAATTTTTATATCATTTAAGTATAAACAATGAATTCTACTGATAATAATGACATAAATAATGGAATTGATAGTATTGATAATAGTGCAAAAAAAGTAGAATCTACCCCTGCAGGAAAAATTGGGACTTTTTTTATGTCAGCCTTTCTAATATTGATTTTAATTATTTTGAATTTTGTATTTGGAAGTATGGTATTGTACGGTTGCAAAATAGCTCAATGCAATGTTTTCCCAACGGATGTTCATTGCAGCCCTTACACAGAGAGTGAAACGAAAATAAACCCGATCTGGACTAATATTTTTACAATGTCGGGACTTTCTATGAAATTAAGCATTCCTTACAATGAAAACAAAAAGAATGTAATTATCGATTTATTGAGAAAATCCAAATACAACCCAAATTCCAGTAATGCTTCTAATTTTTTTATATCGATCATGGAAGGCTTGATGAGTTTCAATTATTCATGGGTAGATTCTCTGTTGCTTTTATTGAACAACCTACCCGAAACACTGATTCTTTTGTTAGGTCCTATTATCGTTAGTCTAGTCGGAAGTTTAATGTTGATTATTGAGTTTTTTTATTTGGCTTATTTGTGGTTCTCCAATTTGTCTTGGTTTTTCAAAGTGAATAAGACAAGTGGCCAAAATGTCAAACCAAAATGGGAGCCCATTACATTTATTGAACCGGTTGATTTTTTCTGGGCGTGTGTAACTGCATTCATCTTTTTCATCCTTTATTTCCTTTTACTTATTTGCCCGCCTTTTGTTCTCTCTCTTTTACCCTTTTTAACAAAGTGTTTTGTGTTTGGATCTATTTTGGGATACACTGGAATAATGAATAGCAAAAAAGTTGGATTTACAGATATTTTCAAAGATGTGCTCAAATATTATAAAACAACCTTTATGGTTACATTTGCACTTTTTTGTTCATTGAGTGCATTTTCCAGTTTAGGAACCATTCCTGGGGTGTTTTGTTTGATTACGGTTGTTTTGTTGGCAGTTTTCGGTTCTTTTTTCAAAAGTGTGCCAGAACAAGGGTTGTCCGCTTTTGTCAGCAGTGATCAGGCGATTAGACAGTGCATAATGAAAAAAAAATATGGATGGTTTGAAACTTTTTTGCAGGATTTAGGTGTCCCATTGGATAATCAACAAACTACGACACAAAAAATCAAGTCCGCGGGCAAAATAATCCAAAATCTAAATAGCACACGTGTAACAAAATCGGATACTCCTATTCCTGTTCCTGTTCCTACTGCGGGTCCCGTTCCTGTTCCTACTGCAGTTCCTGCTCTTGCTCCTATTCCTGCGAATCAATCGAAATAAACAACAATAAGGGTATTATCATGAATTATAACAGAGTAACTTACAGCAAATTCGCATATATATCAGGAATATATCCAAAAAAATAAAATACAGAGGCTAAATACATTAAATACTCTAAATCCATTATTATTATTACTATTATTATAAATGTCGGAGAGTTTTATTGCATAATTCTCTCTTCGATATATCTTTAGGAAGGATCAATATATCTCTTTTACAATTATAATTTACTTTTATCACTATAACTATAAGTATAACTATAATTGCACAACATGGAACCTAAAGATGATACAGAGATAAAAGAAAAAGGCCTTCAATACCTTGTTCTTTGCGAAAAAAAGTTGCACACCTTACCGAATTTACTACAGTTTAATTGTTTAATAAAATTGATTTGTTGCGATAATTATTTGACAGAGCTTCCTTTTATTCCTCCAACGCTACGAGTGTTGGATTGTTCGAGAAATAAACTGACGCGACTCCCTTCTCTCAACAATGAACTTAGACTCTTGTTTTGCGCTTATAATTGTTTGACTGAGTTGCCGACCTTAAATAACGAATTGGAAATATTAAGTTGTGGTTTCAACTATTTGAAAAGGCTGCCGAATCTAAACGAGAAACTAGAATATTTGATATGTTTTCACAATCGATTAACACGGTTGCCTGAATTGAATCAACGTCTCACCAAATTGTATTGTTCTAACAACTGTTTAACATTTTTGCCTTTTTTACACGAGAAATTGGTTGCAATAAATTTTTTAGAAAATCATTTTATAATTTATCCGGAATTAAGCAAAGAAGTCATCAACAGTATTAATCAATTTCGCGAAACATATTATTGTGGCAAGTTCAGAAAAAGATTATTTTATTTTGTTTTGAGAAGGCGAATGGATTTGTATTTGAATCGAAGAGAGATTTTGGATCAGAGTGCAAGATTGGCTACAAATCCGGCACGTGTAGCACAGTTATTAGAATCTGACATGATTGATTTAAATGAGTTGGAATGGTGTTTGTAAAGAAGAAAAACTAAGAAAACCTAAGAAAACCTAAGATAAAATATATAAAAAAAGACCAATTAGAATATAAAAGCTTTGTTCAAAAATATATCATAATAGTTTGTTTTGAGAGATGGCAAAAAAAAAGCAATTACCTTTTGTAAGTATCTGCACTCCTACGTTCAATCGGCGTCCTTTTTTCCCATATATTGTAAAGTGTTTTGAGAACCAATCCTATCCAAAGGATCGCGTTGAATGGATCATTGTGGACGATGGCACAGACAAGATAGAGGACTTGGTGTCACACCTACCTTACGTAAAGTATTACAAATACGATACAAAAATGACGCTAGGTAAAAAACGCAATTTGTGTCACCAGTTTGCAAAGGGAGACATTATTATGAATATGGACGATGATGATTATTATCCTGCGGATAGAATTAGTCATGCTGTAGAAACATTGATCAAACACCCAAAAGCATTGTGCGCTGGCTCGAGTGAAATGTACATTTATTTCAAGCATATTCAAAAAATGTATAAGTTTGGTCCTTATGGTCCGAATCATGCCACTGCAGCCACTTTTGCATTTCGTCGCACACTTTTAGAAAAAACAAGCTTTCAAGAAGATGCATGTGTGGCGGAAGAGAAGCATTTTCTAAAGAATTACACGATTCCTTTTGTCCAGCTGGATTCAATGAAGTCTATTTTGGTATTTTCGCATAACCACAATTCCTTCGACAAAAAACGTTTATTAGAGAATATCAACCAATATGTCACTGTCTCGGAAAAAGTTCCGGCTGACTTTGTAAAAGAGCAGGACATTTTGAAATTCTTCATGGAAGACATTGATACTTTGTTGGAAGCGTATGAGCCGGGTGATCCAAAGCATAAACCCGATGTTCTCAAACAAATCGAAGATATTGCCAGGCAAAGAGAAGAGGCGATTAGACATCATCAAATAAAACAAGAACTAATTCAGAGGACTAATAACAATCCTGCAGTACAAACAAAGATGAATGAATTCACAATAATGATTCAAGAATTGACAATGGAGAATAGTCAATTGAAAGACAAGGTAGTTTATTTGGAAAACAAATTGAAACAACTTATTGCTGAACGCATTCAAGAGAGAACAAAACAAAACAATACAATATGAACAGTAATAGCAATAATAATAACAATAATTTTTGAAAATCCACTTAAAGACAACTCTTTTTACTATTGTATAATTGAAGACCTCATTGCACAATGGAAAGCTACGACCGATACAACCCCAACGAACCGAATGACTATGACAGCGCAAGCAGCAACGAATTGGAAAGGATGAAGTTGGCTGACAGAGGATACGCGTTTGTTTATCGAAAGGTGGAAAGAAAGGATGGGAAACTGAGGAGAAAGAAGATTGAGTTTTATGCAAGCGGTGATTTTGGTTCCAATATTCGCGATGCGGTTTCGGGGCAATATTGGCCTCAAACGGTGGGCTCCTTGGGAGAACATCTTTTTTTCAAGTTGGGATTCAGCACCGGCGAGTTCAAGACGAAGAATGGGTCCAATACGCTGTTCTTTTTGTCACCGGAGCAATACGAGAAGCATTTTTTAATCGAGGTGCCGCAGCATTTGAAGGATGCTTGGTTCGAAAAGCAGTTTTATTACAAGAGTTTGCTCAATGAGAAGAAGGAGAGGAAGTCTGTTGTTGTGAAGTAAATCAACCTTTAAGAAAGGTTGAGCCAAATTGTGGTTTTGGTTTTGCTACGCCAGTCCCTTTGGACCTTTTTCAAAGGTTGAGTGGAGCCAAACTTTGGTTTTGATGCGCCCAAAAGGCTCGCCTTTGGCTTTGCAGCCGTTTGGACCTTTTTAAAGGCAAGAAATAAAACACATAATATTATTTTGAAATACTATGTATTTTACAAATTTACATTTTTATTCAATTACTTAAATTTATTTTGTGAATATAAATATATAAATGTCTGCAAGTGTAATTAATACAATCTCTGTTGGCAATAATCCATATGGTGTTTCATCTGATGGAACATATGTCTGGGTTGCGAATTCTGGTTCTAACAATGTATCACAAATAAGTATAGCTAGTGGAACAGTTATTAATACAATCTCTGTTGGTCAATATCCAGTCGGCATTTCATCTGATGGAACCAATGTGTGGGTTGCGAATATTGGAGATGGAACTGTATCACAAATAAGTATAGCTAGTGGAACAGTTATTAATACAATCTCTGTTGGCAATAATCCATACGGCGTTTCATCTGATGGAACCAATGTGTGGGTTGCGAATAATGGAGATGGAACTGTATCACAAATAAGTATACCTAGTGGAACAGTTGTTGCCACAATCTCTGTTGTCAATAGTCCAGTCGGCATTTCATCTGATGGAACATATGTCTGGGTTGCGAATGCTGGTTCTAACAATGTGTCAAAAATAAGTACAGCTAGTGGAACAGTTGTTGACACAATCTCTGTTGTCAATAGTCCAGTCGGCATTTCATCTGATGGAACATATGTCTGGGTTGCGAATAATGGAGATGGAACTGTATCACAAATAAGTATAGCTAGTGGAACAGTTGTTGGCACAATCTCTGTTGGTGATCGTCCAACTGGCATTTCATCTGATGGAACATATGTCTGGGTTGCGAATAATGGAATAATGGGCGGTGGCAATACTGTATCACAAATAAGTATAGCTAGTGGAATAGTTGTTGACACAATCACCGTTGGCAATAGTCCAATTGGTGTTTCATCTGATGGAACATATGTCTGGGTTACGAATAATACCGACAGTGGAACTGTATCACAAATTTTCCAACAACCTTTACCCTGTTTCAAAGAAGGCTCCAAAATTCTTACTGATAAAGGTTACGTTCCCATTGAAGAGTTAGTGATTGGAGATTTAGTAAAAACTTCGCTAAACGGATACAAACCAGTTAATATGATTGGCAACAGTAAATTGCAGCACAATGCAGCGAGTAAAAGGATAAAGGACCAATTGTACAACCTATCTCCACAACATTACCCTAGCCTATTTGAACCACTAGTTTTAACCGGGGCTCACTCTATTCTAGAAGATGATTTTGTTTCAGAAGAACAACGAGAAAAAGTGTCGAACCTTCTTGGCGATATTTATGTAACAGAAGGAAAATATCGCGTTCCCGCATGTCTTGACGAAAGAGCCGATGTGTACGAAGAAAAAGGTTGTTACACAATTTATCACTTGGCTTTGGACAATGACAATTATTACAGAAACTATGGCATTTATGCAAATGGTCTCTTGGTGGAGTCTTGTTCAAAGCGCTATTTGAAAGAACTTTCCAATATGACTATCCACCTTTGAAAATCCACCTTTGAAAAAGGTGGAGCCAAACTTTGGTTCAACCTTTTTCAAAGGTTGAGCCAAACTTTGGAACAGCAACGCCAGTCCCTTCGGACCTTTTTCAAAGGTTGAGTGGATTTCTAAAGGTTGATTATAATAATTTAATTTTTAAATACTTTTTTATATAAATAGTATATATAAATGTCGGTGCCTGTAACAGTATCTTCTGGTTTTACTCAGGGTTCCGTAACTTTTCAATCAGTGAATGGCTCACCGCTTATTTTTTACAAAGGTCTGGCAGGTACAACAGGTCCTTGTTACGCAAATGATGGCAACACCTATATTTTCCAAAAAGTAGTCCAACAACTAGGAGACACTGGTCCCGCGACAGGAAGTATTACAATAGATGGTGATGCTACTGTGAATTATTATTTAGTGGGTGGCGGTCGCGGTGGCGAGGATGTTCAATACCACGATAATGAATATGGTGGCGGTCAAGGCGGTCAAGGTGTTAATGGAGCATTTGATGTAACTAGTGGCACAATAATTGATATTAGTATTGGCACTGGTGGCCCTGCGAATACAGCCGGTGGAGCCACAACTATTACGGTAAATGATTGGTCTGATTATACCGCAAATGGCGGCACAACTATATCTCCAACTACACCAAACTCTGGTAGTTTCTTTACAATTAATGGTAAGGTATATTGTTATGGCGGAGGTGGGGGTGGTGGAAGTGGTAATAACAGTTCGTTTTATAATGGTGGTGGTGGTAGTAATAGTGGCAACGGTGGTGGTGGTGGTGCATATTCTGTTTCTCAGCAGGGCAGTGGTGGTGGCGGTGGCGGTTGTTATGGCGCTGCAGGTGGTTCCGGTAGTTCTGATGGTACAGCTGGTGCAGGTGGTGGTAGTGGTCCAAATGCTGGCGGGAATGGCACTGCTGGTAGTCCAGGCGATTTTTTTGGGACTAACGCTGTTGGAGGCAATGGAGGTCAAGGTGGTGTAGGCGGAGGAGGTGGCGGAGCTGGCATAGGTAATGGTCAAGATGGTTTCGGAGGTGCAGGTGGCGTAGGTGGTGGTGGTGGAGGTGGTCAAGGCGGCGGTAATGGTGGAATAAATGGAGGTGGTGGCGGTCAAGGTAGTTTTGAATTCGCTTCTGGTGTTGGTGGTCAAGGTCTAGTTGTTTTAGAAATTATACCACGATCACAACCTGTCCCATGTTTTAAAGAAGGCTCCAAAATTCTAACCGACAAAGGTTACGTTCCCATTGAAGAATTAGTTGTTGGCGACTTGGTGAAAACATCGCTTGATGGATACAAACCTATAAATATGATCGGACACAGTAAATTGCAACACAATGCACTGAGTAAAAAGATAAAAGACCAATTATATATTTTATCACCTGAAAAATATCCTGATTTGGTTGAACCCTTAGTTTTAACCGGAGCTCATTCTATTCTAGAAAATGATTTTGTTTCAGAAGAACAAAGAGAAAAAGTGATAGAACTTCTTGGAAAAGTTTATATAACAGACGATAAAAAACGAATACCTGTGTGTCTCGACGAAAGATCTGTTGTGTATAAAGAAAAAGGTTGTTACACAATTTATCACTTGGCTTTGGATAATGACAACTATTATTGGAACTATGGCATTTATGCAAATGGACTCTTGGTAGAGTCTTGCTCGAAACGTTATTTGAAAGAACTTTCCAATATGACTATCCGCCTTTTCCACCTTTAGAAAAGGTGGAGCCAAAACTTTAAGAATCCACCTTTAGAAAAGGTGGAGCCAAAACTTTAAGAATCCACCTTTAGAAAAGGTGGAGCCAAAACTTTAAGAATCCACCTTTAGAAAAGGTGGAGCCAAAACTTTAAGAAAGGTGGAGGTGGAAAGATTCCCCCTCCACATCTTCCACCTCCTCCTCATATTCAATCTCTTTTTCCGACGTTCCCACAGCGTCCTCTTTCGTATATTTTTCCAAATACCGGTAAAGACGGTTGATATCAAGCTTTGTAATCTCATAATTTTCAAACAAATTTGCGATATGATTATCATCGTTACTATTATTATTATTATTTTGCAACTCCAAAAAAAATCCAAATAAATCTTTCTTGTCCATACCAAGTTTCTGACACAACTTCTGAATAAACAATGAGTTGTTATACTCCGTTGAATATTTTGTGAGCACCTTTGTAAATCGTATTTCATTTTTAAATTCTTTTTTGGGAAACGTCTCGTGAAATAATTTGTGATTCTTGAATGTTTTAATCAGAGAACTCATTTCATTGAAACGCCAAATCTGTTTTTGAAACGTGATGCGATCAATATAATCCGCAAAACAGATATTGTCCAATTGCTGAATGTAAAAAGGAATTGTTTTTGCTTTATCCACTTTCTCCAACGTGTCAATAATGTTCTCATGCCACAAAAGTCCCACGCTGGTTCTATCGGTTTCATTCATTAAATTGGCATGTTCTTCTAACCCATATTTGTTTTCAATCAATTTTCTCGTGATTTTTTTTGCATCGTCATTGTAGTAGTTGATTTGAAAAATGTTGTTAAACAATTCACATGTAAATATGGATTGATTGTTTTTATACATGTGATAAATATTATTTAACTTTTGAAGATCGCCTTGTACAAATTCCACTATTTTTTTCTGTAATTCATCTGCAGCTGTAGGCATGAGTTGTTGTACAATTACGCCAATTTGCTCATTGGTTGGCGTTTTTAGCTCTACAACGGTACAGACCTTCATCAACTCCTTGATTTTTTTATCCACTTTATAATTTCCGATGCAAAGGATGGGATTCATAGACACCTCCTCTAACTTTTGTTTTTTTGTTTTTTTGGGACGTATTAATTTGATCAACGTATTGATTCCACCTTTGTCTCCATTGTTCATGCCGTCAATTTCGTCCATAATGATGGCTATTTTTTTAACCTTTTTATGAAAAACACTCATAATATTCTTGTCCGACATGTTGTGACGCGAAATATCTTCTATTACAGAAGTATTACGATTGTCACACGCATCATATTTGACGATATCATAGTTCATGTCTTTTAACACATTGTTTACAAAACTGGTTTTACCTGATCCTGGATTACCATAAATATAAATACCCTTTTTGGAAAAGGCGTCATGTTTGTTCTTCTCAAAAGAGAGAAGCGCATTTTTTACAATAGAGTAATTTTCTTCACGGTCAAGTATTTTGTTTATGTCCAAGTCTTCCATTTTTTTTATTTCTATCTTATCTTCCATTTTTTTTATTTCTATCTTCTCCATATTATATGTTTCACAATATTCTTTTTATGTAGATTTTTGCACAATCCATGTTGTTTTTTTGAAATCATAAAATTATCGTATTATTTCTGCTATGTGCTCCCCGTGTAAGCAGTTTGACAAGGATTATTGACACCATAATTGACACCATCCCACGAAACATTGCATTTGTTCGCCCATTGAAATTTGGCGCATAGTCCATTGGGACCAGTATAAGGAGCTTGATTGAAATTCATTATCAAGTGCTCCTGGCCTGAGGAGGGCGGACAAGTTCCTAAATCTTTTACGTTTGTGCAAGTAGTGTTGTTTCCGGACCCGTCAATCGACCAATAGTCTGGGCACTCAGCTGTTATAGGAGGCCAGTTATTATTTTTGCTGTATTTCAAAGATACTCCTATTATTATTAAAAGAAGAATCAATATAACAATTGCGACAATTAAAACTATTTTTTGAAATCCATCCATTATCAGAATATTATATATATAAAATATTATATAAAATATTGTATAAAATATTATATATAATTTTCTATTTCAATAATATAAATGAATAAAGCAAATAATGGACGTGTAGATATAAAATCTCCTAATACTTCCTCATTGTTTGAAATGTACGATAAAATACCTGCGAATCAATGTGTCACCTTTAGAAATGCGACAGAAGGTCTTTGGGATGAGACGCAGTTGTCTAATGCATTTTTCTCTCAACAAAACATTCAAATCTTGCAAAATGGGATTCGAGCAGGGGTCTATCATAGATCCAATGGACAATATTTGATTGGTCCGCAGGACTGCGACTCTTTGAAAATCGTCATGCGAAGTGTTTATTTGCAACATTCGGCAAATCAACTAAACCACATTGCACAACAAATTGAAGAATTAAATAAAATGGTTCTCGATTATTGCATTAAGCAAGTTTATGGTGAAGCGCAGGGATACATGAAGTATTTAGATGATGCAAGCACATTGGTTGTCCCCATCGCCCATCCAACCATGGCAGACAATACAGATCGTGAAATAGAATTCAAAAGATGGTTTTAGTTTTAGCTAAACCTCTTATAAAAAATTATATCTTTTATATGTAATGACAGATGTTACTTGTAAAACAAGAACATATTCTTTAAGAAAAAAGAAAAATGCAAAGAAAAATAAAACGTGTCGCCCAACACATGTTTGCAAAAAAAGCCAATTTATAAAAGAGATTCTTTATCAATGGAAAAAACAAACACACGGTGGATGTTTTGAAAAAGACAAAACGACCCAATATATCAATGATTATTACTTGTCTTTAAAAAAGCATTGTGATTACAATAACCATGTTCATCTTATTTTGCACAATTATGAAGTAAAACATAATAATAAAAACACGATTTTTTATTTAATGAAAAAATACAATAATAAAACTGGCGTGATCAGCCATTCCGCAGTTGTCGAAATAAGTATTTTATCAAATCCGGCAAAAATAGTTCAACGCATGATAAAACTGTTTGCAAAATATAACAAATCGTAAGATAATCGAATATTTTTTCACAACAAGTTGTATTTCAAGATAAAATGGAAGATAAAATGGAAGATAAAATGGAAGATAAAATTGTTTTAATATGTGCAACAGGAAGATCCGGATCTACCACAATGCAGCGAATAATAAACACAATTCCCAATAGCAATATGTGTGGTGAAAATGCTGGAGCAATCAATCATCTTTTAGCCTTTTACAATAAGATAAAATACACAACTTTTATGCAAGTGCCCGGAAATGTTACACCTTTCGCATACGACTATCTTGTTAAACAAAAAATAAAACCCTCTTGGTACAACTCTTATAATCTTTATGAGTTGAGAGAAAAAGTCAGGGATATGATTCTTACCATGTTAAAACCGAATGAAACCATAAACTTGTGGGGATTTAAGGAAATCCGCTACGATGGTGGAAGCATACAATATATCAAAGACTTTAAAGATTTGTTTCCTCAAACAAAAGTAATTCTTCATATTCGAGAGGATCTACAAAAACAAAGTAAAAGCGGATGGTTTAAAAAAGACAAAAACGCACTACCGTTTTTGCTGAAAAATACAAAAGAACTAATTGATTTTTACAAAGAAAATCAGAGTTATTGTTACATCAGCACCTTTGAAAAAATGTTTGTTGAAGAGAATTTAAAAAATATATTTAAATTTATCGATTGTTCAGAGCATTACAATGAGGTCAAGATTAAAGAAGTATTGAATAACAATATCAAGGATTGAATCCTCATTTTTTAATATACATCTTATTAAATATATAATTTTTTACGCCTCTACGAGAAGTGGCGTCTTTTTCGCTTTACCTACCACTACCTTGGTTTGCGAACTTTTTACCACCTTTTTCTTTTGGCAAGGTTTATCATCTCCTTGTAGAAGCCGCTCTCTCTCTTCCTTGTATTCCATATAGATTGCATTCAAGTTATCAAGCTCTTGTAACCACATTTCTTGAGCACTTGTGCTTTGGATCTTTTGCAGATGTTCTTCCTTGTGTCCTTTTTCTTTGAACAGCCTTTCCACGTTTTCTTCCGTAACAGAGTCCATTGGCATCTTGGTCAAATACTTGTATTCTTCGTCATCTTCCAGTTGATCGTATCCCTTTTCTTTTAAAAGAGCAATGATGTGTTCTCTCTTCTTCTTTCTTAAATCAATAGTTCCTTCCAAGTTTTCGCCAATGTATTTTGCTTTGTTGGACAACAAAACCAACTCTTTTTGAATAGCGTCGATAAGATATTCCTTTCTTATTTGGTACCCTTTCAGCCGTGTCTCAAAATAATCATCCATGATTTCTTCCACGGTTTCGTATTTTTTCAATTTATCTTCCGCATTGAATAAATGCATATTTGTGGTGGTATTGGTGGTAGAAAGCTTCAACAGTTTTGTTACACCGTTGCAACCGTTTTCCAATTGTTCGGCTTCCAACGTATCTAGAGCGCCTTTTGCAAAGGTGATGATGAAATCGACATTGGTGTCTTTGCTCATATCGTCATAATCTTTGACAACGGCGACAACTTTTTTACCGTCTTTTCCTGCTGGCGGCTCAATCAATTCTTCCAACAACTCTTTGAAATCTTCTGTCCAAAATCCGACAGGTAATTCAGTGACACGTATTTTGTCGGCACCTAACTTTTCATAGACACCTTTCAATAGAAATTTGCCATTACTGAGCTTCACGATGCTGCCTTTGAATCCCTCATAATAGGGAACAAACTCTTTTGCATACTCCACCTTGGCCAATTTGCATTTCAAATACTCTATGATTTCTGCTGGATTGTAGCACATAATGTCTGTGCTGAAACCGGTGCCAATGCCTTTGGTTCCATTTACTAGAACCATGGGAACAATGGGAAGATAATAAATGGGTTCCACGAGTAATCCATCGTCGTTCAAATATGTTAAAATAGGGTCATCCGCTTGCGGAAACAAGTGGCGTGTGATTTTGTTCAGTTGCGTGAAAATGTATCTTTCCGATGCACTATCCTTTCCACCTTGCAACCGAGTGCCAAACTGTCCGTTAGGCGTGAATAAGTTGATGTTGTTGGAGCCTACAAAATTTTGCGCCATGCCCACAATCGCTGCGTTCAAACTGGCTTCACCGTGGTGATATCCAGAATGCTCCGAAACATAGCCGCTAAATTGTGCCACTTTAATTTCATTCGTCAAACCTTTTTTGAAAGCTGAATACAAGATTTTTCTCAAACTGATTTTCAAGCCATCCATTAAATTCGGAATGCTGCGATCACAATCGTATTTGGAAAAGTGTATGAGTTCGCGGTCAATGAATTCTTCATATGTAACATGCAGCTTACTGGTGTCCAAATAGGCGTCACGTGCATAATTTTCTAACCATGTTTTGCGGTCATCGGCTCTCTTTTTGTTAAAGACCAAATCAATCGCATCAGTGCTTTTTTTTCCGCTAAATTCGAACCCCACCATTTTCTTTTTTTCGAAATATTCGCGAAACTCTTTACCTGTGCTGGTTCCCAACCCTTTATAATATTTTACCTTCCAGCCTTTTCCCTCGCTTCCTTTTTCTTCGTTCGCCTGTTTCCATTGTTCGTATTCGCCATCATTATAAAATTCCAGTTCTGTATCTCCTTTTTTTGCCTTTAAAATAGGTGTGTTCATGAATCCGATGAAGCCGGGTATTTCAGTCAAGGAAGCCCACTCGGATTGAAACAAGTTGATGCCCAGTCCCTTGATATGACTTCCATCTAAATCCTGGTCGGTCATAAAAAGCACTCTGCCGTAACGCAAGTTGCGATTCACTTCTTCCAAATCTTTATATTCTTTTCCTGTTTCCAAACCCAGAATTTTTTTGATTTCAGCGATTTCCTTGTTTTCCGCGATTTTTTTAGTCGTTTCGCCACGCACATTCAAGATCTTACCCTTCATGGGATACACGCCAATGGTATTGCGGTCTTCGGAAGAAAGACCCGAAATAATGCCCGCCTTGGCTGAATCTCCCTCACAAAAGATAATGATGCAATCTTTTGATTTTTCGGTTCCCGCCCAGTTCGCATCCGTGAGTTTGGGAATGCCGCGCACTGACTTGCTCTTGGTTCCGTCGGTTTTTTTTGCGGCTTTGTTTTCTTTGACCTCTGTCAGCTGCAATGCTGCATCCATTACGCCCATTTTTGCTATTTTTTCAATGAATTTATCAGTGACTTCGCATTTGGAGCCGAATTTTGAGGAGGGCGTATTCATAAAATCTTTAGTTTGACTGTCAAAAGCCGGATTCTCAATGTCACATCTTAAAAAGAGAATAAGCTGTTCCTTGATGCTATTCGGATTCACTTTCGTCTTTTTCTTCTTTTCAATAAAATCAACGAGCTTTCTGGTGATTTGGTTCAAAATGTATTCCACGTGTTTGCCACCTTTGGAAGTGTAAATGCCGTTGACAAATGAGACTTGCACGAACTCATTGGTTGGCGTAAGCGCCACCGCATATTCCCATCGTTCGCCCGATTCTTCGTAGACGCGCGGACAAGTACTTTTATCGCCAATATACATGTCCACATATTGTTGGAAATTTTTAACCGGAATCAAGGCTGAATTGTATTTTACCTTGATGTTTTTGTCGGTAATGGCTGCAATATCGTGTACGCGCTTTTTCAAAAGTGCGACAATATCTGGTGTGAGTCCATCAATACCGAGCCTTTTATAATCGGGCTTGAATGTGATTTTTGTGTATGGTTTTGTCTTGCATTTGGTAATGGAAGGTGCTCCGATTTCTTCCAAATTATTTTTGAATTCTTGCTTGTATTTGAGACCGCGAATGTGGTCAATTGTTTCTACTGAGCCATAAGTTGACCAAATAAGAACAAGCTTGAACCCGAACCCGTTCTTTCCACCCACGATTTTTTTTTCGCTTTTATCATAATTGGTAGAAGTACGCAGTTGTCCGAAAATCATTTCTGGAATCCATATTTTATGCTCGGGATGCTGAGCAACATCAATGCCGTTGCCGTCGTTCATCATGACAATGGTGCCATCTTCTTGAATAGATACGTCAATAGTTGTTACAGGGAGACTATCTGGCTGGCCGGTTGCAAGAGCTTGCGCCATTCTTACCACATGGTCGCGACAATTAACAATGCCTTCGTCAAACAATTTAAACAAACCTGGAATATATTTGATATTTTTTTCTACAATCTTGTCACCAGATTCGCTGAGAATCCACATATCCGAATCGACTTCTTCCACCGCACCAATATAGGTGTCTGGATTCGACAGAATATGTTCAATGTCCGTCTTCTTCTGATACTTGGTAGATAGGTTGGCTTCGAGAGTCGTCATGTTTTGGTGCTATATACAATTATATTGTTACATTTAAATAATTTCAATTTTATTTTATTATTTAGCGAAAAATATTGAATTTTTAAAATAATGAAACAAAATATTAGTAATATAAAAGGATATAAAAATGCTTTATTTAGCACCATCTTCCAATACATTGTCCAAGGGTTTTGTTCAAGGAACCCATGAATATTCTAAAAGAAGTGTAATGTACAATAGTTTGTACAATGAAATGAACGCAAACTCATTGAATTATTCTCAAGTGCCTATAAAAGATTGTAAATGTCGTTCCGAAAATTACAATAAAAATATGACAGGTTCAAGTGCTCCAACAAACAAGAAATCATATAGAATGAGAATTTCTCACACAGTGAATACCTATTTAGGAGGAAAACTTCAATATGGTAATTTTTATATGAATCAACCAATGCAGTTGAACTATTTTGGGCGAATTGAAGGAATGCCTGGTGGATTTGGATCACCTCCTTTAAACAAATTTTAGAAATGAAAAACTATTTTTGACAATACATTTATTCTTTTTATTCTTGTTTGTATATAAACCTTTTATTTAGAAGAAAAATTTTTTCTTTGCTAATTTTATAATGACGCGTTTTACCAGAACTGAATCCGGCAGATATATGGTGAGTGGTCACAGTTATGAAATGTTGATTGGAACCCGTGCCCAAGTGTGGCACGGTACGGCTTACAAAACATCTGGGGGTCTCTGCAAAAGCGATCTTTTGCAAAACAAAGCTGGACGTATTGTATCGAAATCTAAACATTCCACCGCTAAACGCGAGAGACGTTTGGTAAAGGCTGGCTATGGAACAAAAAAAGGAAAATTCGGATATGTGAAACTTTCAAAGAAGGGGAGAAAAATGACTAAAAAAGGCGGCAAAAGTCGCAGACAAAGAGGAGGTATGATGCAACAACTCATGCCTTCTTATTACGACGGTAAAGGGGTTGGTACAAGTGGTGTGAATCTTCAATTTGTTGCAGGAAATGCTTCATCTTAAATAATTTCTTTTTATGAAAAAGAAATATAACTTATAAGTATTTAAAGATTTGAGTAAAAAACAACTATAATGTCAAACTTTGTCGATAAAACATCTTATAATAAAATCAATAACAATATTACAGATGGAAATGTTCTAACAATTCAAACAGTGCAAATAGCTCCATTTCGAACATTGATGACCGCATTGAAAGACATTTTGCTCGAGACAAATATTACGTTCGAACCAGATGGAATCAAGATCATTAACATGGATAAATCTCATACCATTTTGGCTCATCTTTTTTTAGAAGCGCAAAATTTTGAGTTTTATGAATGCAAAAAAGACAAAATTATCATAGGTGTCAATATGTTTCATTTGTTCAAATTGATCAATTCGATTGATAATGACGACACACTAACGATATATATTGAAAACGGGGATTACGTGGATGGAATTGTATCTCATTTAGCATTAAAATTCGAAAATGGAGAAATCAAACAATGTAAAACACAAAAGCTCCGACTCATTGAGCCTGAACCTGAAGAGTTGCAATATCCAGATGTAAAATTTTCTTCCATTATCAATCTTCCTTCAGCGGATTTTCAAAAAATTATTCGAGATCTTTCTGTTATTTCAGACAAGTTGGAAATTAAATCAGTTGGTAATGAGCTTATTTTCAAGTGTTCTGGACAGTTTGCCTCGGCGGAGATTCATCGAACAGAATCGGACGGAAGTATGGGGTTTATCACCAAACAAGACTCTTCCAAAGTGATTCAGGGAGAATTTTCATTGAAAAATTTGGGTTATTTTATTAAATGCACAAATTTGTGTTCCCAAATAGAAATTTACTTGGAAAACGATTTGCCGTTGGTAGTAAAATACGATGTTGCCAGTTTGGGTTCTATTAAATTGTGTTTGTCTGTTCTGCCTTCATCCTAATTACTACAAATTAGTAGATAATATTAATAATATTAATAATATTAATAATATTAATAATATAGTCGCGTAAAATATTAAATAAATTTTTGCATTTATTTAATATAAAAATAGAGAAACATGACAAAAAATAACAAAAATAGTAAAAACAAAACCGTAAATAAAAAAAATACTATTTGTTTAAATATGATTGTAAAAAATGAGGCACATGTTATTATAAATACACTTACTAAATTATGTGCAAAAGTAAAGTTTGACTATTGGGTAATATGCGACACCGGGTCTAGTGATAATACAAAGGAATTAATAAAAGAGTTTTTTAAAAATGAAAAAATTAAGGGTGAATTATTTGAAAATGAATGGATAGACTTTGGTCACAATCGTACATTAGCATTAGATTCTGCATTTGACAAAACCGACTTTTTATTTATATTTGATGCTGATGATGAGATTGTAGGAAATTTTGTTCTTCCTGAAAATATGAATGAATGTGATTCTTATATGGTAAAATACGGGAAAACGCTTGTTTATAATAGAAAACAGATTGTCAACAATAGAAAAAAATGGAGATACTGTGGCGTACTGCATGAATATATCGAAAGTGTAGATAAAGAGAATAAAGTTGGTGAAATAAATGGGGACTATTTTATTGTTTCAGGTAAAACAGGCGATCGAAGCAAAGATCCTGACAAATACACAAAAGATGCATTAATCTTAGAAAAAGGGTACATGACCGCCTTGAAAAATGATGATCCTATTCATATGAGATATTCTTTTTATTGTGCAAATAGTTATAAAGATGCCGATGATAAAGAAAATGCAATTAAATGGTACAAAAACACATTAATGTTGAATAACTGGGGACAAGAAAAATATATTTCTTGTATAAAATTGCATGATTTATATGAATCACAAAATATGATTGAACAAAAAATTTTTTATGCATTGGAATCTCACAAATACGACAAAGAACGTGTAGAGGGGATTTTTTATTTAATTAAACATTTCTGTATATCTGGGCAAAATGATTTGGCATTTTTATTTTACTCATTAATTCAGAATCACTATGAAAATAGTTATTTACATGAAGAACTTTCAAAAAAATTATTTGTTTATCAAGACACTTATTCATTCTTTTTACCTTATTATATGGTGATTGTTTCGGAAAGATTAAAAAAATATGATATTGGTTTAAAAATGTTTGATATTATTTTTACAAAACAAAATGTAAATTCTGGAGAATGGTGGATTAAAAATTTGGTATTCAATTTTCAATTTTTTATCGATAAAATGGTAGATAAATCACTTATACAAAAATGGAAAAAGTATTTAAAATTGATTCGTAAAAAACAATACAATATAGATGAAAATTTAGTAACCAAATACGAATCATATAATGATGAAGATTACGCATCGGATGAACCTGAAGATGATGCAAATAATGAAGAGGAAGACGATATAAAGTATGGTGATGAATAATCAAATAGTCAAATAGTCAAATTAAAAGTATTATTTTTATTATTAGTATATAATAATAAAAATGGCATGCACGAGATTTTTTTATGATGATTGCAGAACAAAAAAGCAATTGCAACAAGCAACTGATCCAGGTAGATGGATTCTGGATGTTCCTGGAAACGGCGAAACACCTTGCTACATAGAAGATCCTCAAATTATTGTTCAAAAATGGGGAGCTAATTTAAGAACCAACACGATTGATTTAGAAAGCTCGTTGAAAGGAATCAATCGTTGTTTAAACCGAGATTGTTTAGGAATAGACAATTATCAACAATACAATGTGCCAAATGAAAAAATTTCATATCCCAATTGCAATGCAATGTACACAGAACAGTCTAGAGCTACAAACCCCGCTTGGTGGTACAGAGATCTTGAACAAACGGACTGGCAATATCCTCCGTTGAATCCGCAGGAAAATACATGCTTCCCATTTCAAAGTAATTTAAGCACACGTATTTTAGAAAAAGATTATTTCACTCCAAAACGCGATTGTGTAATTAATGAAACAAATAATTTGCTACCAACTAGTTTTAATTTGATCAAGGGAGGATATGTAGGAGGCCCAACTGTATGCACGAATGTAAATGCTTGTGCTTACAGTAAAAATGCTTAATTGTGTTTTAGTTTTCTTCTCTTTTGTCCATTTCTTGTCTTTTTTCCTTTTTCTTGTCTTTTCTGCCGTCTTTGTATCCAAAAAATAATAGTTTATATATATAAATATGGAAATAGCCATACCTTTGATTGCATTAGGAGGAATGTATGTAATTTCTAATCAAACAACAAAACCTGAATATAAAAAACAAATTGGAAATGGAAATGGAAATGGAAATGGAAATGGAAATGGAATTGGAAATAGAACTACAGGAAAAAAAGAATCATTTGCCAATATGGGTGCTTACAGAAATTATTTACCCAATACAAATCCACCGCCTCAAAACTATCCTGTTTCCAATTTAAATGAATTGACAGACACTGTCACAAAATATTCGAATCCCAATACTGCCACAGATAAATATTTTGATCAAAATCTTTATGAAAAACGGGTTCAAAATGACGAACCCGTTGGAAATAATCCACAGCAAATTTATTCCTTAACAGGAGACTATTTGAATTCCAATCAATTCAAGCATAATAATATGGTTCCTTTTTACGGCGGAAAAATAAAGGGAAATACGTTTCACGCTAATACATCGGAAACACAGTTGGATAATATGGCTGGAGCTGGTTCTCAAAGAATCAAAAAAATAGAACAAGCGCCACTCTTCAAACCACAAGAAAATATGAGTTGGGCGCATGGAACACCCAATCAATCGGACTTTTTTCAGTCAAGACAATTTCCATCCACCAACAATAATAATGTCAAACCGTTTGACACGTTGTTAGTAGGACCTGGTTTAGATCAAGGTTATGGTGTAAATGGTTCAGGTGGTTACAATTCAGGCATGGAAGCACGTGACAAGTGGCTTCCTTACACCGTCGATCAATTGCGTGTGGATACAAATCCCAAATTGGAATACGAGTTGATTAATCACGAGGGTCCTGCAAATGCGTATATTAAAAATTTAGGTATAGAAGGTCGTGTGGAAAAACAACGCCCGGATACTTTTTTTATCAATACGCAAGATCGGTGGCTCACCACAACTGGTGCAATTAAGGGAGATGCTTTGCGACCCATTCAAGAAACGGGCATTATTCGGAGACCCGATATAGTAACGGATTACAAAGGACCTGCAGGTTCAACAGATATGTCAGCTGGTTACGCACCCGAAAATTTTGAACCTTCCAAACGTGTAGTATTGCCTCCTATGTCCGTGAACCATTCGACTGCTGCAGGAAAAGGTCCTGGTGAAGACGGAGATCATTTTATTAAAAGTTTCACCAATTATGAAAACAACCGTACAAGCGTGAGTCAGCCAGACACCATACGCAGTGGATTTAGTCGCACGATCGGAGCAGTCATTGCTCCACTCCTCGACATTCTCCGCCCTTCCAGAAAAGAAGAAACTGTTCAAAATGTTCGTATTTATGGGGAAGTAACCAGTTCAGTTCCGAGTAGTTATGTGATCAATATGAATGACACGACTCCTACTACTATTAAAGAAACTACGTTGTATTCTCAAGGATTCAATGTGAATAACCAAGCGAATAAACCGTATGTCAATAATTACACTTCTCCAGATCTAACACAGAGAGACACAACAAGTTGCAATTACCTTGGTTCGGCAGGCGGCGCTGCTTCTCAATATGGCGATCGTAGTTATGAAGCGGACTACAGACAGCACAACAATGATATTAAATCTGCTACTATAGATAATCGTCCTAATCCGGGAGGAACGCAAATATTCAATCAAGAAATGAATGTGCATATTTCCAGACAAGACGCAAATCGCTACGATGGAAGAGTTGGTATTCCTGGAAATGTTGTGAATGCACCACCTTCAATGGCGACGCATGGCGCAATTCGTGTGCCGCAATATTACAACGAATGCATCAATTGTGATAGAATTCAGCCCGACATTCTGAACGCATTCCGTAGCAATCCTTATACTTTTCCATTGACAACTTCGGTTTAATCATTGAATCATTGGACAAATATTTGAAATATAAAAAAGTTAAAACGATATTAAAAACATATTTAACCAATATATAATTATTTTATTATTTATGGAAGCAGAATGGAAAGAGAAATACAAAACGGCAATTATTGAAAATTCATTGAATAATAAAAAAGAATGTTTGCATTTGTGCAATGAGCTATTGACAGATGCCTTTGTAAGAGAAGATTACAAAAAAATGGAATTGATAGAAAGACTCCGAAATAAAAATATTGAGTACGATGAGAAAGAGTTGTCTGCATATCCAAAAGACATTATTGAAGGTATTTTATTGCGCATGAATGTAACCGACAAATTAGTAAATAATAATCTAACTTTTACTGTAACTACATGTAAAAGATATGAATTATTTGTAAAAACAATTAATTCTTTTATTCATTGCTGCGAAGATATTGAATTGATTGATCGGTGGATTTGTATTGACGATAATTCATCGGATGAAGACAGAGAAAATATGAAACTCAATTATCCATTTTTTGAGTTTTATTTTAAAACCGAAAAAGAAAAAGGCCATTCTTTTTCATTGAACATAATAAAAAAAATGGTTACGAGTCCTTATATTCTTCATATAGAAGATGATTGGTTGTTTATTGACAAATCAAGTATAATCAAGGATTCGTTGGATATATTGAATGCAACAAACTTTAAACCGGTTGATGATATAAATATTAAAAAATTTAATAATAAAGTGATTGCGCAAGTTCTTTTTAATAAAAATTATATGGAAGATACGGTTGTCATCATTCACGGTGGTCATTTGATGGAGGTAAAGACAGAGTTGAAGACAAAAGAATCGGATAAAAAGCTTTTTTTGATACATGAACATTATCCAAATGCAAATCATCCAGATTCTATTCATCCTCTAAAAGATGTTACACATTGCGCTTATTGGTCTCATTTTTCATTTCGCCCTTCCATATTCAAAAGAGAAATTTTCGATACATTAGGAGACTTTGGAAATGATGGATTTTTTGAAAAAAATTATGCCGCAAAATATTATCAACATGGATACATATCCTGTTTTCATTACAAAATAATGTGTCTTCATACAGGAGGAAAAACATGGGAAAAAACCAAAGAAAATTCTTATATTTTAAATGGGGTAAATCAGCATTTAAGAGTAAAAAAAATAGTCAAATAGAAAACTAGTAAAAAATCTAATTTATAATGGAAATAATATAAATATTTTGCAATTATCAATATATTTATACTTGAATGCTCCATTTTTATCCAAAAACATTCAACACTTTTATGAAATGGTGTTTGTCAAATCCGAAATACAAAAAAATATACGATTCTTTAGGCAAACCAAGACCTTTTGATGTGACTCTGAGAGACGGTCTTCAAGGATTGAACAAACAAGAACAACTCGCATTTACTAGTTTAAAAAAAACATCTCTTTTTCATGAAATTATGGAAAAACATTCACCTGAATCCATAGAATCTGGATCACTTGTATCGAATCATATTTACCCTATTTTTAGAGACACCATAGATTTATATCAATACATAGAGAGTAATCAAAAGATTCATAACAGGGATAAGTTACAAAATTATATATTTGTTCCCAATTATAAAAAATGTGTGGAAGCAATCAATTACGGATTTATCAATCATTTTTCTTTTGTAACTTCAGTGTCGGAATCGTTTCTTTTAAAAAATATTCGGAAAAGTGTGAAGGAAAATTGGGAAGAATTAGGTGAAATGATTTATGCAATTGATCATCATTTTGCAAAAAAAGACGATTATACGACAAAAATATATGTTTCTTGTGTAACAGAGTGTCCAATCGATGGAAAAATGGACAACAATTTGATAGTGGAAAAAATAGTGCATTTGAACAACTTGCATTTTGACACGATTTGTTTGTCGGATACATGCGGTACCATTCGATTATGCGATTTTACTTATATTGTAGATAAATGTTGTGAACTAGGCGTTTCATACGATAAACTCGCGCTTCATTTGCATGTGCAAAATGGCAAGGAAGATATGGTGGAAGAAATCATGATTGCCGCATTGGAACGCAAAATTATCCATTTTGACGTATCTTGTTTGGAAAGTGGTGGGTGTTCCGTAACAATACGAAAAGAGGAGTTGGCGCCTAATTTATCCTACGAGTTGTATTACAAGGTACTTACCAACTATATACTGAAAAAAACTGGTTCATATAAAAGTTGAAAATTTTTTAAAAGTTCGATAATTTGTATTTCGTTTTATTTGCATATAAAAACAATTCTTTTATTATAACAACTTCTTGAAAATGAATATGTTGCCAATCCATCAACACATTAAAGAAAAGTTGGACTATTTTATTTCTATCCACAAAATTCCCAATATTATTTTTCACGGTCCTTCGGGAAGTGGGAAACGAACCATTGTGAATGAGTTTATTCAAAAAGTATATGGCTACAATCGTGACAAGTTGAAATCATTTATTATGTATGTAAATTGTGCTCACGGCAAAGGAATTAAATTCATACGAGAAGAATTAAAGTTTTTTGCAAAAACTCATATTCATTCGAATGGAGGTCACACTTTCAAAAGTATTATTTTATTGAATGCTGACAAACTGACAATGGATGCGCAGTCGGCTTTAAGAAGATGCATTGAGTTGTTCAGTCACAATACTCGGTTTTTTATTATCGTAGAGGATAAATACACCTTGCTAAAACCTATTTTAT